CTGTTTCAAGAACATTTACTGCACATGAAATTGCTCAAATGATTGCATCTAATGTTGATTCTGCCGGTATTGCACATTACCAGAACATAAATGAATTAACGGTATTTATTGATTCTGCTGTAAATGGACAGTATCAACAAAGAGGAACTACAAATCCATTACATACCGTCAATATTCCTTTAAATTTTGCATCAAGAGGTAATCCTTTAGAAAAAGACAATGAAAGAGTTCCTTTTCCTCACACAACATTTCCTGAAAATGATTCAGAAGAAAGCATTAAGGGATTTATTGAAACATTTAATTTTACTTTAGATTCTGAAACTGTTGAAGTTGCTTTTGATTTATCATTTAGACAAGCGACTATTTTCCCATGAGGTGATTAAAATGTATGATGTTCATGTAGGAGAGCAAAAAAGTTTAGTATTTCCTATTATGTGCAATGCGTTTGTTTCTATCGGTTATAGCGATAATATCCCCGATGTGGAAGGCACTCCAAGTGACACAACTGATGATATTCCTTATGGGTTATGGGCGCACGAAGGCGACTTTTCCTTTGAAGCAATCGTAACTCCCTATGATATAAATGGTGAAGCATTAGCAAGGAGTAGGGCTAATTCTCAACCGGAAAAGGTCATGCCATTCGGTGCAAGTGGAACAAGTCAATCTAATTATGTTTTATCGGAAACAGGAGACGGAAGATTAAATCACGAAATGATTATATTTCATAATACAAGGCTTTCTATTAGTTTAGTTAATACTACAACAACTACAATTAATCAACCTTCTGAATACAAAATAAGAGTTTCATTCCATGATGGGCCAACTGTAAATATTGATTCATCAACAGTAATTACTGCTTCTAAAGAAAGATTAGATACTTTAGGAGATACTACTTATAAAGAAGAAATAGATGGTTTTAATGAAAATGGATATAAAGTATTTGATAATGTTGGACAAAATAGTTTAGTTACATCAAGTGCAGGACAACCCGATATTAATTTTAGTTTAAATGCAGGTGTTAGTGCGGTTTTTACCGATTTTATTCCTGTTGGTTCTGAATTATTTTTAAGAGATGGATTTACATTTACTTCTTTAGGGACTGTTTTATCTTTTCCGGGTGGTAATGCTGTAAGAATGTCACAAAACTTAACTGCTGATTTAACTAACGGAACAGATATTTATATTGAATCATTTAAAGAACCAAAATATATTGAAAATACTCATCACATTGCAGTTAGTTACTTAGATTCTGCAAAATTAGCAAATATATTTTATAATGGGAGATTAGTTGGTTCGGGAAAAAGAACTTCAAATGATGCTTTTGTTTTTGAAAGAAGTGATTTTTTAATAGGCAGGGAAAACACAAATAATTTAAATACAAGTAATTACGGTTATACTGCAAAACAATTTATGGGAGAAATGCACGAAATGTGTTTTGAAAGAGTTTACAAAAATAAGTATTCTAATTTTAATACTCTTTTACCTAAATTTGATGAAACTTTATTATATTTAAGATTTGAAGAGGTGGACTTATGACAGTTACAGTTACAGGTTTGCCTACAATTCATAATGCAGATATTGATGATAATTATAATGTTCCTACAAATCCGTTCTTTACTACTGCAATAGCAGCAGATACAGATAGAGTCTTTGGTGTAGTAGTTGAAGATACTACTGATACTACAACAATAAATGAACCTATTTCAAGTGCAGGATTAGTTACTGAATATTCTAATTTAGAAAACACAAACGGTTTTACTATTCGTTGCTATAATTCTCACACTACAACAGGATTAAATTTAGCAAGTATAGATTTAACAGTAAATGATTTTTTTGTTTTAGTCCATTCAGATGATGCTAATTTACACCATATGGCTAAGATAACAGAAATTAAATCAGCCGATGCAAGTGGAGATATGTTTGAGTTTGAACCGAAGTTAGGTAATCAAATAGCAAAAGATACTAAGTTTATGGTATTTAAAGGGCCAACAGTTAGTAATAAAGTTGTTGCTATTACTTGTGGTTTAATTGCAAATCCTCATAATGATGTAGTTTGTTCTAAGCCATTATGGTATTTCTATAATGATAAGTTAGATAAAAAGAATGAATTGAATCATAGCACTAAATATTTAGTTAAAATGATGGATGCTAATAGTGGGGCAAGTCTTAATTTATCGAGTCCTACTTATACAGGTGCATTTGTCACTATAAATGAACATAGAAATAAAATAGTTGATTACAGTAAGTTTTCTTATAATATTAAGACAAAGGACTTGCTTAGAACAAAAGACGACCCCGATAGTTCTAATTCTTTAAGGCATTCAGAAGGACAAACAAAATCATTCAATGCCGATAATTATACTACAAGTTTTTATAATGCAAGAAGAAGTGCAAGTAATGAAATAGCCGCCACTGATTATACAGGGCCACATAGATATTTAACTTACGCTACTTCTCCTAATTCTGTTAATTTACTTCCTGCTACATTAAATACATATGTTCAAGAAAGTATAGATGGAAAGGCTGGGTTTGCTGAAACAAAACTAATTGATGATGGTAATATTTATAGTAGTAAATTAAGTATAGGTGATAAATATACAGTAAGACAAGAAATAGATAGTGGCACATTTGAAGAATGGCGACTTTAGGAACATTGGGTGCAAGTGTATCAAATAGAAGAAGTTATAGTATTAAAAATACAAATGGACTTCCTTTAGATATGACTAAATACATTAATTCTAATGACGAAATTAAAATAGGAAATAGAATTTTAAGAGTCCATACTGTGTTTGCTACTGCTATTGATGTTTATGATTTTAGTCGATTAGAGACAGATTCAATCTTTGACACTTCAACTACTATGGATAATTTGGCAGAAGATTCAAAGATTTATAGAAGAAGATTTAATGCTACTGATAATACTTTATTGGTTGATTTTGATTTCAACGATAGCAATTATGACAGTTTAAAAGTAGTATTATATTCTGAAGCATATAAAACAACAGAAATATCTGTTGTCGAACCGGATGCAGGAGTTACTTCTAAACATAAACTTCTATTCTTAAATCAAGATAAAAACCATAGAGGAACTTTAAATTCAACAAGAACAGGACTTCAATATGCTAGAGGCAGTTATATTATACTAAACCAAGTATTTACAGGACAGGTTGAAAATATAGAAACTAAGATAGAAGATGGAGTAAGTTACTTATCTTTAGAAGGAAGAAATACTCTATCTAAATTGATAGACCCTATAACAAATAAAGATACTGTATTTAGTGAAGATATTATTTATAGTAGTAAAAGCCCATTTAACGACTTAACTTCTAAGAGTGCTACTGCTACTATTGCGTTTAATAGTAAAACTATTTCAAGTATAAATCCTGTAAGTAGTTTTAATAAAAATGATAAAATATGGGCAGGTGGATTTTTTGTAGGAGAAGTTTCTGCCGCAGTTACTAACTCATCAACAGTTGTATTATATGATTATCCTTTACATGAAGGAACAGGTCTTGCTATTTCTGTTGAAAATAATAAAAAATATATTTATAATAAGGCTCTTGCTTCTAATCCATTAATTACAAGTAGTAGTGACTTAAATGGTGCAAGTGATAAAGGGCTATTCTTTAAAACAGGAAATCGTCTAAGTGATAGTAATGGGGTTGCTACATTTAATGCTTTAACAGAATTTGAGCCTTTACCAGCAAGTAGTTCTTCAACTCACGCAAATGCAAGAGGATATGAAATTAATAAAATAGAAAATATATTAAGTGATTCTATCTTCTCTTCGTTAATAGATGGTTATGGTCAAGATATATTAAACACACTGATAGACTTTAGTATCATTTCAGTTATTAAAAATAATAATGAAACTATTGTTAAATTAGCACCTTATGTTCCTCTTACATTAGGAAGAAGTCAGCCTAATTATGCTAATATAAACGATGCAGGAACTTATACAAGTTTAGGAACTTGTATTGATTTTGTTGATGGTGCTTCTTCAGGTCTTGGTGCAAGTTTTACTTCTGCGAATGCTAATAAAAACATTTCACATATTGATATTCACCCAACACCTTCTTCTGCTCAAAAAACTGCTTTGATGAAACTAAAAGCCGGAGATGCACTATATACTTCGACTGATTTTATAGGGAGAGTTGCTGTAAGTATGGCGGCTTCTGATACTATAATACTAGAAAGCCCTGTTCCTCCTTCTTTAGTCGCATTAAAGGAAATTTTTGTTCACAATATATCTTCTGCTAGTGACAAAAAACAACACGATTTAATGTTAACTAATGCAGAACACTTACATGGAGGAAAATTAATTACTTTATTAGGGCCAAAAAATAAAATATTAAACTATGAAATTTATAATAATGGTTCTGAACACACTTATTATGATACATTCGGGGCTTCTATGTTTAGATTATTAAGCATAGAAAAAGGAAATATAGGGCCAACCTTCTCCTTTTTAAGAGGGGAACATAACGGAGATGTGGATAATAGAAATTTACCGAATATTAATTTCTATGAAAATGAACCTGAATATAATTACTATGCAACTGCTTACAAAGGAACTGATATAGTAACAGTCAATAAAAGAGGAACGGGTGTTAATAACGGCTGGCCTCATGAACAATGTGGATTAATACCAATTACCGGTTCTAATTACTATGATAGAAAGCGGTTTCCTAATACGACTACTTTTAATATAATTAATAGATTTAAACATGTAGTTTTACCAAGTTCTTTTGATGAAGAATTTGCAGATACG